ACATCCCTTCCAAGCCTGGAATGGGATTGAGCCTTGCTGAACAAGCGCAGTCCATCTGGTCAGAACTCAAGTTCTACCATGACTCTCATCCTGCTGCGGAAGCAGACATCTCCGGCTTTGATTGGTCGGTGCAATCATGGGAGTTGTGGGCTGATCTCGAGATGAGACTGAATCTGGGAGACTTTGACGGTCTGGCGCGTAAGGTTGCCATCAACCGGTGGTATTGCTTCGTTAATTCGGTCTTCCAGCTGTCCGATGGGCGGTTGGTGTCACAAGGCCGTCCAGGACTCATGAAGTCCGGCAGCTACTGCACTTCGAGTACAAACTCGCGGATACGCTGCCTGATGGCTGAGATTATCGGAGCCCCCTGGTGCATCGCCATGGGAGATGATTCTGTCGAAGGTTACACTGAGAATGCAAAGGAAAAGTACTCTGCGTTAGGCCATACTTGTAAACAGTACGACCCGTGTGAGCTTGACTCTGCTGGAAAATTGTCTCGTGTAAACTTCTGCTCCCACGAGTTGTCGGAGAATCAGTTTTATCTCACTTCATGGCCGCGAACACTCTACCGCTATCTCTGTAGTTCGAGACCTGACATCAGAGATTTGCAGGCGGAGTTGGGCGCCAACCCACACTGGGGTAGGATCTACGCGTATGTGAGCCGTGAAGACCCAGCTCACAAAACTAAACAAGGAAATGCCGAGGAAGCAGTGGAATACAACTCCCGCCGCCCGGAAGACAGTCATTCAGGAGGTCAGGACGACCCTGAGTGGCAATGCCCGGAGTCGGCGTCGCAACCGGCGTTCCCAACAACAGCAGCAGACCACTATTGTCAAGCCAGTGAAACAGCCAGCTGCCGCGGGTGTTATTATAATGCGGAACAATCCTCGTATAAGGACAACACCCTCTGGCCTAGAAGTGATCGTTCACCACGTGGAGCAAAACCAAGTTATCTCGGTTGGCTCTTCGGAGACGATCACCATTGACAATTGCATGCCCTACACCGTTGGAACATGGCTTCGAGGAGTCGCTGCCAATTGGTCGAAATGGCAGTGGCTATACCTGCGGTTCATCTACATCCCTTCAACAGGTACCGATACCGCTGGTTCTGTCCATATGGGCTTCCTTTATGACCAGTATGATACTGTTCCTTCCACGGCCCTGCAGATGACTTCACTCTCGAGATATACATCGGGTCCAGTGTGGAGCGGATCCGAGGCTTCGTCGATGTTGAGTAATCCGTCGATGAAATGTCCCCCTGGAGCTATCTGCTGTGAGCTCGACGTGACTCGCCTGGAGAAACCTTGGTACAGTTACGTCAACTCGGCTGACTTCACCGCTGCAATTACAGTCAACTCTGCCATAGGAAATATCTACTCGCCGAGCAGGTTAGTAGTTCTTTCCGCGGATGGAGTCAATTCCACAGCCGTTGCTTGCGGTCGCGTGATGGTGCAATACGGCATAAAGTTGATCGAACCTATAACCTCAGCTTTGAACCAATGATCGTCCTCAGCTACGAGTTCAGTGACGCGAACTCTAAGCTTCCACAATAGTCCGTGCATAGGAATAAGGCACGTTAACGATTCCTCGCTTACAAGTATGCGTTAATACTTGTG